TGGACAACCTTAACACCCGCAGTTGCAAGAGGTGGCGCACCATCAACAGGCATGAGTGCAAGTTGGGTATGGGGTTCAAGCGAAACTGATTGGACAGCCGAGAACGCAATCATCAACGGCAGCAGGATATACTCATTCAGAGGTGGTGCAAGTGCTAACTTGGACTACTACGATATTGCAGCAAACACTTGGGTTAATGCTATAACTTATGCGCCCAGTGCTGAAACATTCACAACAGGCAGTAAATACGCATATTACGGCAACTTTATATACATTCAAAAGGATGCAACTTTACGTTGGTATCGTTTTAATGTTGTGACAGGCGAAATGGATGGGTGGACAACAATCAACAACGTATCTGGAGCAGCGTTAACAGGCAACACGGCTTATATTTACTTGTACAGGGATGGTTCAACTGTAATACCTTATGTGCACTTCTTGTTCAACACATCAACACTTCACGAAAGACAAATGGTAATTTAATAATAATAATAATGAGCATAGAAGAAATTATAAGTATACTTGAAAACAAAATCAAGAGTTTAGAAAAGTTGAAAAATTCAGCGCAGGAAGCAGGCGAGTTATCGGATGTAATTCGCTTGCAGACTGAAATTGATGAAACAACAATGACTTTGAATAAGATTAAAGAAACTTTATGAACCAAGACATAGCGCAAGCGCATAGCACGATTACTGATTTATTTGGCGGCACAATATTAGGTGCTATACTGCAAGTGATGATAGGCACTACTACTTTATTTGTTGAACTTTATACAAGCGGAGTTGATATGGACGAATTTACCAAATGGGCAATCAAAATAGGTTCGTTAATCGTGGTTATTTTAGGTATTGTCAACGGTTGGCTTGCGTACAAAAAGAACAAAATTGAGTTGGAAAGGTTAAAAAATGACCAACGAAACAATAGCAGTCGTTAAGCCATTCGTAGCGGTTGCAATCGTAGCCGTTGTGTTTGTGGTGCTTATGCGAGCAGAGTATCGCAGGGCAGTTAAGACCGTGCTTGGTGCGGTGTTGGTTTGGTTAGGTTTGCGAGATTGAAATTTATTACTATATTTGCGGCTGAACTAAAACTAAAAACCTATGAGCCGAAATCAAAAGAAATTATTCCAAACGACCGTGTTTGCGGTCATTTCAGTTGTGATTAATACTGCGGTATTATCCGATATTAAGAACATTGCATTAGAAATTATTACAATGGAAAGCCGAGTGCTTCAAGCGTTCGTTTGCTTTTCATTGAGTGCTGTGCTTGCTACGTTGCCGATTACATTATTCACTTGGTATAAAAGTATAAAGGGATGAAAACAGCCACACTAACACGCATACCACAGCCAAGTCAAATGCTCGGTAAATTAATCGTGAGGGAAAACAACGCAGTTATATTTGAGTGCGATACCATTGAACTTCCATACTTGAACAACAAGCCACAAGTGAGTTGCATACCCAAAGGTGCTTATCAAGTGGTGTACAGAGAAAGCGCAAAGTACCCAAGGCACTATCATGTATTAGACGTACCCAATCGCAGTTTTATATTGATACACCAAGCCAACTATGTAGGCAGTAAGAACCCACGCACGCATAAACCCGATTTGCTTGGGTGTATAGGTGTGGGCAGGGGATATGCCGACTTGAACGGTGATGGCATAGTTGAACTAACAAGGTCAAATGCAACACTAAAACAGATGCTTGCAGTTATCGGTAAGAAACCATTTACATTGACAATATTATGATTAAAGGCAAACGATACAACTATTCGGGCAAGGTCATTACTTACCTACGCATGATAACTATACCCATTGCAGGACACATGATGCCACACATGGAGTTTATGGCCGAAAGCGGTGCGAAGTTTACCATGACTATCAAAGAGTTTGAACGGTTAAATTTAAAGGAAGTGATATGAGCGAAGCGGTTAATCATCCAAAGCATTACGGTGGCAAGGACAACCCGCTCGAAGTCATTAACATTATCAATCATTACAAGTTAAACTTTGAATTGGGCAACTTGATTAAATACGTGTTACGTGCCGATAACAAGGGTAACCGTAAACAAGACTTGCAGAAAGCATTGTGGTATTTACAATATGAAATTAACAAACATGAAAATACTTGATAGCTTTAAGAATATAAAGGGCAACTATTCAGCACGTAAGTTGAGCGCATTCGTAGCTGTTGCAACTTCGATATACATTACAGCAAGGTTGATACCCGAAGCCGCTCAAATCGATGCGCTTTATGCTTGGTTGATATTCGCAGCCGTGTGTATGGGTATTGTAACGGTTGAGCAGATAGTTAACTTACGCAATAACACACCCGAACCAAAGATAGACCGTAGAGAGGAGGGCGCAGGATGTTAGTGTGCAATCCCCGAATAATGACCTTTAAATTTATTGTACCCGATATGCAGCCGAGCGAGGGCATACAAAAAATTGCGGGGTTCAGTCGTGGGCATCATCACATCAACTCGGTTCGCATAGGCATCAACCGAAGTGAGGATACAAGTACGTGCAGATTGTTTCTGTACACATACTTAAACGGCAAGCAAATAAGCAAGTACATTTGTGAGGTGCAAGTGGGCGAACTTTGTCACGTTACGCTTAAAATGAGCCGTTACGAATACTATTGCATAGTGAACGAAGTAGCGCAAGGGTTCACGTTCCCAAGCCGAAGAACGTTGCCGATTGGCTATACATTAGGGTCGTATGCAGAAAAAGACCATACCGGTGTCCGAGTGCCGTTTGAAGTTGAGGTTAAAAATATTATTGTAGTATGAGAATATACCTGCAATTAGCCGCATTGTTGTTAGTCCTAATAGCAATGACTTACCGAACCTGCCACAGAACGAATGTAGAGCCGTTTAATATCGGCCACAACATCGATAGCTTGCTCACTCAAACCGAAGTGTTACGGGAACGTGCAAGGATAGCCGAGAGTCGAAGCCGTGAGCGTGATACGATATACATCAATCGTGTGAAGTACATTCGCACCATTGCCCCTGCCGAATGCGATACTTTCATTCAGTTAGTCGTTGCCGAGTGTGATACGATTATCCAAATCAAAGAGGTTGAGATTGCGGTTAAAGATAGCGTGATAGTGGCTGACTCAACGCTCATAGTAGCGCAAGATAAAGAGATACGCAAACAACGCAGACACAAGCGCATGGCGGTGTTGGGAGTTATTATTTTGGGGGTGTTGGCGGTTATGAAATAATTATTATATTTGCACATCGTTATCATAGGGCGGTGTTTGTTCATAGTAGCGCAGTTTCGAAAGGGACTGCGTTTTTTTTGTTGCTGATTTACAGGTAGTTGTGTATTTATATTTGTTAAAATATGTTAAAATATTTGGAGGTAAAGATATTATGTTGATATTTGTGCCAACAAAACAAACAAAATGAAATACGGAACATACATTTTAACAGCATTTGATACAGAAATTGAAAGATTTTTCAATACTAAAAAAGAAATGATGAACTATTTAGCAACTGATTTATTTGCATCAAAAGATAGTGGAAGTATATCTATCGTAGCTTTTAGTATAGATAAGGATGGCGATAAAACATTTATTAACACAAAATATTCAAGAGAAGGAAGATGAAAAATTTAATTGATATAATTGACACGACAAACGAACCAAACATAATTGAACAAATACTAACCAACGGGGGCAGCAATGCCCCCATAAAACAACCCCTATGGCATCAATCCTATTAGTAATTTTCACAACAGCCACACTCACTTGGGCGGCAACTTCACAACGTAATAATTCTAAAAACTAAACCTATGACAACACAAGAAAAATTCGACCTCATCCCGGCACACTACCTGCCGAAGTTTATCAATGATAAAAAAGATTTAATAGCATTATCAATACCTCATTACGTTGGTATTGATATTGAAAAAGCAACGGTAAAAAACAGGCAAGGTTCAGTTGAAATTTGTATAAATGGAACATCGTTAAATTTAAGCACAATAATGAACTCCGTAACAATAAACATCCTATGACCAGACCACACTCCGACCGAAACCAAGGCCGCAAATTAGAGCCGCCTGCCGTGCGCATACGAATACCGCTAATGTACCGTGACCACATCCGAGCCGAAATCAAACGGCTCAAAGCAACTGCCGAATACAAGGCGGTTGTTAAGCGGATAAATGATGAGGATGGGGATTGATTAACGGATTGCAGATTGGCGGTCGTTTTAATGCCGCCAATGTGCTGTTATGCGAGGTGCTTTTAACAAATTAAAATTAGAATTATGAAGAAAAATTTATTAGTATCGTTTTCAGGTGGTGAAACTTCCGCTTTTATGGCTCAATGGATTAAAAAACATTTAGAAGATAGCTATGATAGAGTAGTTTATGTATTTGCCAATACAGGACTTGAAAATGAGCAGACTTTGGAATTTGTAGAACAATGCGATAACTATTGGAAACTAAATGTGCAATGGGTTGAAGCATCTGTAAATTTTGGCGAAAGAAAAGGAACTGGTTATTGGCTTACTGACTTTGATAATGCAAGAAGAAAAGGAGAGCCATTTGAAGCCATAATACAAAAGTATGGAATACCTAACCAAGCATTCCCACATTGCACAAGAGAATTGAAACAAGCACCAATAAAAGCATTTGCAAGAGATTGGTTTGATGGCGAAAAATACGATACTGCAATAGGAATAAGAATTGATGAAGCAGATAGAATGAATGCAAAGGCAAAAGAAATGCGGTTTATTTATCCATTGATTAAACAAGATATGATACCTGCAACAAAGCAAATGATTAACTTTTTTTGGAAACAGATGCACTTTAGATTGGAGTTGAAAGGGTATCAAGGTAATTGCATTACTTGTTGGAAAAAAGCAGATAAAAAGCTATTTCAGATATACAAAGAAAATCCGAAAGCATTTGACTTTATGGACAAAATGGAACGCAAATATCCAAGAATAGGCAATGAGTTTGACAAAGATTTGACTGCAAAGGATAGAACTTTTTTTAGAGGAAACAGAAGTGCAACAGACATAATGTGTCAAGCGGAAAACTGGAAAGGAATAATTAAAAATGATGCTGATGAATATTCATATCAAATTGACTTACTTGGTGGTGATAGCTGTGAGGTCTTTTCGGAGTGCGGTTCGTAGCATCTCGCATAACGTTTTCGGGCTTGGCGAAGTGGCTTTTGTGCGTTGGCTTGTGTGTCGGAAAGCCATTTTGCCAAACCCGTGTTATACGCTGGCACGGTTGATTAAACGATAAACTTAAATTGAAACACGAAACAAATTTTTTATTAAAATGAGCGAGGGCAAAAAAGAAATATTATTAGGTGATTGTTTGGAACTTATGAAGGATATACCAAACGGAAGTATTGATGCTATAATTACAGACCCACCATACGGAACAACGCAATGCAAGTGGGATAGTGTAATACCATTCGATAAAATGTGGGAGCAAATTAATAGAATTATAAAACCAAATGGAGTAATAGTTTTATTTAGCGGAGAACCATTTACAAGCACTTTAATTTGTAGCAATATAGAAAACTTTAAATATAGATTGAATTGGAATAAGATGCAAGGAAGTGGGTTTTTAAATAGCAAAAAAAGACCGCTAACTATGATTGAGGATATTTGTGTTTTTAGTAATGTAAAATTAGGAAATAGCACATACAACCCACAATTAACAGATAAAGAAAAACACAAAATAAGACCGATTGGTAATAGAAAACCTTGTGATGTTACAACATACGGAAAACACAACTCACAACTTTCAGAAGATTATGATAATACAAAATCACACCCAACAGATTTAATAAATGAAAGCAGTAAACAAGCCGAATGTAATTCTGTAAATAGAGTGCATCCAACACAAAAACCAATTGCTTTAATTGAATGGCTTGTAAAAACATATACTAATGAAAATGAAACAGTATTGGATTTTACAGCAGGAAGCGGAACAACTGCAATAGCTTGTTTGAATACAAACCGCCAATTTATAGTAATGGAAAAAGAACAAAAGTATTACGATATTATTTTAAAGAGGGTGGGAGATTTTAATAAAAAATTTGAAACGCAAACTCTTTTTGGAAACGAAATGTAGTGCTTGCGTATAACTACCCGCTACCCGCTAATTATTAACGCTTATACAACAATAAAACCTATGAACCTACTAACAGAAATCCGCGCTCAATTCAGCGCAAAGGAATGGATGCAAGCTATCTTCTTCCACATTCCAACGGCATCAGCTATTAAACCCAAAGCAGGTGCGAAATTAACACAACCAGGTAGATGCCACAACTTTAATGAGTTGCACCAGCACTTGATTAATTGGAGAAAGGAGGTGGCCAATGGCTAAAACTAAAACAAGGAAAGCAATCCGTGTGGTGTCCGATGCGTACCGGGATAGCATCCGACCTGCAACAATTGAAATTAAACATTGGGATATGTGGCTGCAATACAACAACGGCTTAACGACTACGGAAATCGCAATGGTACACAACACAACGGTACACGATGTAGTGGATATTATCAGCGATGTTGTCGAAAGGTTAAAGCGCAAAGTGTCAAAGTTAGATGATGACTTTACAAGCGTACATCAAGCCGAAGCATTCCGAAACAGGATAAAGCAGAATGTTGAATTGGCAAGGTTGTCGGGTATGAGAGTGGTAACTATAATGAGTGAGGTGTGATGGAGATAATACAACCGAAATCAATCGTATATTTAGAGGATTGCATACAAGGAATGAAACGATATGAAAATAACCACTTTGACTTGGCAATAGTTGACCCGCCTTATGGGATTGGCAGAAGTGGGCATAACGGAGTAATTGCAAAAAACCCAAAACATAATTGGAAGGCACATACTTGGAAAGATTGGGATAACGAAACGCCCACTTCTGAATATTGGGACGAACTGTTTAGGGTATCTAAAAATCAAATTGTATGGGGAGCAAATTACTTTACTGAATACCTGCCAACATCAATGGGTTGGATATTTTGGGACAAAGGGCAAGACTTAACAATGAGTGACGGTGAACTTGCCTATACATCGTTTAATCGGGCATTGAGAAGGATAAAGATTAATAGAGGGCAATTGATGGTAGAAGGAGGAACTATACACCCAACGCAAAAGCCGATTAAACTTTATGACTGGATTATTCAAAACTATTGTGCGGATGCCAATTTGATTTTAGATACTCACGTTGGAAGTGGAAGCAGTAGGATTGCAGCGTATAAAGGCGGTTTTGACTTTGTTGGTTTTGAAATCGATGCTGAATATTACGAGAAACAAGAAAAGCGTTTTAATGACTTTAAATCACAACTTCGATTAACCTTTTAACAAATATTAACAAATACATATTGAATTAAACCCCATATTTGCACCCTAACAAAAACCAACCCCTATGAACATTACAACAATCACAACAACACTAACAACGTGGATCAATGCAGACACGGACGAGAAATTACAGTACGAAAGCGATACTGATACTTATTACTATTATGATAGCGATGGCGAACTCACAGCATCGTGGGGAATCAAAGAAAACGAGGACATCATTAAGCTATGCGGATGTGGTGTTCAATTCGTACATCTTGCAAGTAAAGACTACATTAATAACCCTCAATTCGTTCACTTTATATTAACAAACAATGAGCAAAATAACTCTTAACGACTACAACAAGGCACTTCTTATCTGCCAACAATACCGGGCGCAGATAGATAGCGAAATCGGGCGCACACCATTGCGCTCATTCATCGAGTACAACAAGCACAGAATGAGCAAGCGGTTAATTAACGTGCTGAACAAGGCCACGGCTAAATTCGACACGGTTGAGGACTTGACCGAGGGCAAATTATTGACCGTGCGCGGGTGCGGGCAGTTGACCATTAGCGAGTTTAACGCTTTAATCAATGAGGTGCTATGATTGATGTATGGTATTCACTTGATAAACTTGGCTTGATTGCCGAGTGGTCAGCAGATTGCAGCGAACTTAACACGCAGCTATTAGATAAGATTTTAACGCACTTTGAGGGGCGCACGGATGTACGCATCACCGTATCGGTAAAACACGTTAATAGAAGCCAAGGTGATGAGCATTGGGTTGAACAGGAATACTCCAACGTGAGTGATGATGCCAAGGCATTGCCAAACGTATTATTTACAGGAATTATTAACCAATTTTATATCTAACAAAATGAACACAATTACAGGAACCATTAGAGAAATCTACAACACCCAACAAGTAAGCGACAACTTCGCCAAGCGTGAAATGGTCATCACCGTGGCCGACAAGTACCCACAACACATTACGGTGCAATTTACACAGGACAGATGCCCAATGCTTGACAAGTACATGGTTGGCGATAACGTGACCGTGTGCTACAACCTACGTGGTAAGCAATACCAAGGCAAGGATGGAAGCGTAAAATACTTCAATAGCATTGAGGGATGGAAAATTGACAGGACAGAGAATGTGCCGTTAGATGCCAAAGGATTGAGTGATGATAATTTATTTTAATACTAATACTAACCCCCTAAAACAAACAAAAACCTATGGAAAACAAGACCCAAACAATGCAGGTTGCAGCGGTGCAACAACTACCAATTAACGAACTAATGAACATGGCCAAGGCATTTGCCGAAAGCGGAATGTTTCCCGATACCAAGTCGGCAGCGCAAGCCATCGTTAAAATCCAAGCAGGCCAAGAAATTGGAATACCTCCATTTGCTGCAATGACAGGCATTCACATCATCCAAGGCAAGCCAACAATAGGAGCAGGACTTATTGCATCACGTGTCAAAGGTAGCGGCAAGTATGACTACCGAGTGATTGAAGCTACTGAAAAGATTTGCACCATTGACTTCTACCAAGGTGTTGAGAAAATCGGCACATCAACATTCACAATCGAAGATGCCAAGAAAGCACTTACCAAAAACATCGACAAATTCCCAAAAAATATGCTATTTGCACGCGCAATAAGCAACGGTGTGAAGTGGTATTGCCCCGATGTATTTAGCGGGCCTGTGTACGTACCAGAAGAAATGACTGCCATTACCGTGGATGCCGAAGCAGTTGAGGTAAGCAACATAGATGAGTTAACTGCAATGATTAACGCTTGCCAAAGCATTGAAGAGTTAACAAATGCTTGGAAGTCGCTATCAAAGGCAGAAAAGGCAAACGATACGCTCATCAATGCTGCCAAAGAAATGAAATCAAAACTAACCCCTAAAACCGAAGCATAACATGAAACTAACGTTGTATCAAATAGAGCAGAACTACCTGCAAATTGCTGAACAACTAATCGATAACGGGGGTGAAACATCCCCCGAAATCGAACAAAGTTTGGCCATCACCGAGGAGCAACTGCAAAACAAATCTGTTGCTTATTCATTCGTGATTAAAGAAATGGATGGCGAGGTTGAAATCATTGAAAACGAAATCAAACGTTTGCAAGCAATGAAAAAAGCACGCGAGAATGCATCGCAAAGGTTGAAAGACAACATCAAGAACGCAATGGACTTGTTCAACATCGATGAGATTAAAACACCATTGGTTAAAATCAACTTTCGCAAATCAAAAGCGGTTGAGGTTGATGATGTAAACAAGCTATCTGCCCCTTATAAAGTTGTTAAGGTAACGGAACAAGCCGATAAGGCAGCAATCAAAAGCGCGTTAGAAAGCGGCCTTGAAATACCTGGGTGCAGAATTATTGAGAACAGGAATTTGCAGATAAAATAAATTAGTATATTTGCAATTCTAAATTACCGCCAAAATTGAAACGTATTAACAAAATAACCCCTATCTTATTGTTGCCTCTTGGCGGTGGCGCAATTTGGTAGGGGTTTATTTAATTTTACCTATATGATATCAATTTTCAAAAGTGCCAAAAGCACGCAATCCGAAAAAAATATTGAAATAGATGCCTACTTTGATGGCATACAAAACGGCCTGTGGCAAGATGAGGTGTTGAACTATCGTGCTGGGCGCACACAAAAAGAGTTGACTACTTGCGTGACAATTTCGGGAGCATTTACGCAAAGAAAAGCCGACAAACTTCTGCAACATTCGGGATTTATTTGTTTGGATATTGATGCCAAAGACCAAATTGCAAGCATTGACATTGAGCGAATAAAAGCAGACATTTATGTGTATGCCGTGCATCGTTCACTTTCGGGAAATGGCTTTGCCGTATTTGTGCGTATAGATGGCGAGCGACACCTTGATGCCTATTTAGGTCTTGAGCATCACTTTATGCTTAACTATTCGATTGTGTTGGATAAAAGTTGCAAGGACACAAGCCGACTGCGTTTTGTTTCTTATGATCCTGATATTTACATCAATAAGAAAGCAAAAACGTTTAAGACCTATTTGAAGAAAAAAGACAAGCCGAAGCCGAAACCTGTTGTGGTTAAAACTGATTTTGATGAAATGGTGGTCAAAGCAGCACCTATGAATTTGTTTGATGAATATGCGGACTACATTCGCCTTGCATTTGCCTTGGCAACGGAATTTAGCGAAAGCGGTCGCAGGTATTTTCATTCGCTTTGTCAAGCATCACCGAAATACAATGAGAGGCAAGCAGAGCGTGATTACAACATTGCTTTGACACGTAGCCAAACAGGTGTGTCGATAGCCAGCGTTTACTATATTTTTAAGCAGGCGGGCATTCAAACGACATCGGAGCGCACCGAGAAAATTAAGTCAATCGTAAAATTAGCCGACAACCCAAAAGAGGCATTGGAAAAGTTGAATATACCTTTGACCGATGCCGAGCCATTTATTGTCACAAATGAGCAACGTGGCGAGCCGACCGAAATTGACCAAATTGTTGAATTGATAAAACTCAATAGCGTAAAATTTAACGAAATTACACGAAACTTTGAGTTTAATGGCGAGGAAATGACCGACCGGGTACTTGCAAATTTTTACACAAAGGTATGGCAAAAAATTGATGATGGCATAAGTAAGGATAAGATATTTACATTAATTCAAAATAGAGATAATTCAATCAGCTACAACCCCATACGTGATTGGTTTGAAAAAAATAGCCATTTGCAAACCGACAACGAATTTGAGAAGTTAAAGAGGTGTTTTAAAATTGAGCAGTTAATCTATGAGAATGATGGGGTGTACAATTTCGACCAATACCTTGATATCTACTTGAAAAAATGGTTACTTGGTTTGATTGGTTCGGCCTACGGCACTTATTCTTTGATGATTTTGGTCATTGCTGGGGAGCAAGGCATCAAAAAAACTGAATTTTTTAGGAACTTACTTCCGAAAGACCTGCGCAAATTTTACGCTGAAAGCAATTTGGATGAGGGCAAGGACTCCGAAATTTTAATGACTAAAAAATGGCTTATTGTGGATGATGAGTTTGGCGGTAAGTCCAAGAAAGATGCCACGAAATTGAAACGATTGAGCAGTCAGCAAACATTTAGCATTCGGATGCCATACGGTAGAGTGTCGGAGGACTTGATGAGGTTGGCCGTGCTGGGTGGAACTTCAAACGATGCCGAGGTAATCAATGACCCAACTGGCAACAGGCGCATCATCCCAATAAACTTGATTAGCTTTGATTTTGATGCTTACTTGGCCATTGATAAGGATAAACTTTTTATCGAACTTTACAACGAATGGAAATCGGATAAAGAAGCGTGGTTTTTAACCAAGATACAGATTGAATATCTCAATAAAGCTAACGAGAAAAATATTGAAGTGATGGGAGAGGTTGAGGTCATAAATAAGTATTTGACCCCCGACCCGATTTCAAAAATGACCAACACCGATATCGTACTTGAAATACAAAAATTGCACCCAAGTTTCAAAACGAACTCAAAAAGAATGGGGCAGGCATTGAAAAAATGTGGGTATGAGCAGCACATTTTGAGGAGCGGAAATAAAATAATTCGGGCATACGAGGTAAAAATTAAAGGAAGTGTAACAAGTTACTTTATTGATATTCAAGATGATATATTGTAAATGTTACACGTTACGTGTTTACACATCGTTTTTGAAATGTTATAGCAATAAAAATATGTGTGCGTGTGTGCGTGTGTGTGTGTGTGTGTGTGTGTGTTATGTAGTAAATTATGTGTAAATATGTGTAACATCTGTAACAAATCAATAGCAGTCAATGTTACGCATAAATAATAAGTGAAACAATTTGAAACAAGTGTAACAATGTTAAGAGAATACCAAAGAAAAGCAATAACGTTAATTGAGAGCAACCAAAACAAGAATGTTGCACTACAAATGCCAACAGGAAGTGGCAAGACCTATACATTTTGCGAGGTCGCTAAAAGGCATTACGCTGAAAACATCACAAGCGTGCTTATTTTAGTCCATAGGCAAGAACTACTACAACAAGCCAAAGAAAGTTTGGGAGAGCGTTGTTTTTTAATCGAGGCAGGTATCAAATCAATACCCGGTGATTATGCCTATTATGTGGGGATGGTTGAAACGGTAAACAGGCGGTTGAAAATACTGCCTAAATTCGGTTTGGTAATTATTGATGAATGTCATATTGGTAACTTTAAAAAAATGCCATTCTTTGAGCAACCGCATTGCAAAGTATTAGGTGTTACTGCGACACCTATTGCTGAACACCCATTGGCTAACTACTACGCACAACTATTGCAACCTGTGACCATTACCGATTTGATTGATAATAATTACCTGCTTAATTGCGAGGCCTACGGATTTGCGAGTGATTTGGTTGGGGCGCAAAAATTTAAGGTCAAGGGCGGTGATTTTGATGAGGCGCAGATGGAGGAGTTTTATTCAAGTGAGAAAATGGTCGCTAATGTGATTGAAAGCTATTGGAAATTGAGCGCTGGCAAAAAAACGCTGATATTCAATGTCAACTTGAAGCACAATGATGCCGTTTACTATGCTTTACTTTCGGAGGGTTTAAACGTGTATAAGTTGACCGGGGAAACCGAAAAAAAGGAACGTGCCGAGATATTGCAGAAATTCAAGTCCGAACGTGATGCCATCATCTGCAATGTTGGAGTGTTAACCGCTGGGTTTGATGAGCCGAGCATCGAAACCGTAATACTCAATCGTGCCACCAAGTCATTGTCATTGTACCTGCAAATGATTGGCCGAGGGTCACGACTGCACACGAATAAGGATAAATTTACGGTGATTGACTTGGGCAAAAACACCATAAGACACGGACAATACACCGACTATTTTGATTGGCAAACATTTTTTGAAAAAGGCACTAAAAAAGAAAGTACAAGCGCAGGGATGTCACCTGTTAAGGAGTGTCCAAACTGCGGCCATTTGCAACATACAAGAAAAGTTCAATGTGAGAACTGCGGCCACGATTTTGAAGAGGAAAGAGCCAAGCAAGTTATTGAGGAACGAATACAACAACTCGTAAAACTAACAAGAGAAAAACCAATGAATATACCAACAGAACACCTATTCCAATTAGCCGAGGAGCGCAGTTGGAAACCTTACGCAGTATTGCACAAAATTTGCGACCATATTATTCAATATGAATTCAAACATTTGCCTATCACTAACCACGAACATTCAGTTAAGATGGCGGGGGAACAGTTGTCTATTTGGTGCAAGAAGTACAAGAAACAAAATAATAAATGGCATCAAGATTTTGTTGTAAATTTGCTCAATGAAAAACGAAAAAAAGTTATCGGAGGATAAAATACAAAGTGATTGTTACGTTTGGTTTCACAACACCTACCCAAATTTAAGAGGGTTATTGTGCTACAACCTCAACAATTCAAAAAACCGAATTGATGGCGCAAGAAACAAAGCAAAGGGATTGGTGGCGGGCAGAAGTGATATGGTGCTTTACTATCAATCAAAAGCGTACATGATTGAGTTTAAAACACAGGATGGAACGCAAAGCATTGGGCAACGTGAATGGGAGTTGCTAATTTGCAATCAAGGTTTTGAATATCACATCATCCGTTCGCTTACCGAGTTTCAAACACTGATATTTGCAATTCTAAATTAATTTGTATCTTTGTGAAAATTTATCATCATGCCACTAAAACAAGGTTATTCACCAAAAACTATCGGTAAGAACATCAAAACCGAAATGAAAGCAGGCAAACCGTATAAGCAAGCGGTTGCAATATCAATGTCAGTT